TATCCGAACCACTGAATGTCTTGGCACCATTTGCTTCTGGTCCGTTTGTATGAATGTAATCGAGTGTTACAACATTATTGTTTGTTGGTTTAAAACCTGTAATACCATCACCAAAATAGATCTCATAATATTCATTTGAATTTTCTTGTAGATGAAATACCTTTGAGGTAGAGATCACGTTCAAGAGTGTCGAAAATTTAGAGTAGATATCGAACGACGTTGAATCCTGATTAGCCTGTACACGAACACGTAATGTAGAAGTATCTACGTCCTTGTCAGAGATCTGAAATTTCTGAGTAGCGATATCATTATCCACACGAAACTTAAGTGTCTTATATGTACCTTCTACAATTGCCACATTCGTAAAGTTATATTTCTGATTTGATGCGGCAATCGTTCCTGTTTTAATGGCACTCTGTGTTTCAAGTACTACGAAACTATATTCAACTCCATCTGTAAGGGAAGTCAGCTTAGCACCACGCGGAAGGGATAAGGAGGTAGGCGCGCCGGCGGTATCACCAATCGCTACCTCAATGTTCACAACTGCTCTCGCACCTAACTGAGAACGAGGAGTATATCCAAGTAGATTCGCACGAGATACAACATTACCACGTATCTGAGCACTATCAAGAAAGGCTTCGTTTAATGCAAAGTGGGCAGCCATGGCATTGTAATGTGTATTATATGATAGAACATCTAGGAGTACGGATAGACCGGATCCATCAAAATCATAATCATTAAATGTAGATTGTGTTTGGAGATAGTTCTTTAGATTCAGTTTAATCTGATCGAAGTCTAACTCTGTTACTTTTAAATTTGTTGCCATGTTGTTTACCTTTTATATATTTATACCCGGGGAAAAAAATTCCCGGGAAAAAATTTTATCTTAATCTCCTGAGAATCAACTCCACCTTCTCCTCGGCCAGGGAAGAAATAATCTGGAACGAAACTGTAATTTTAAACGCATTCCCTTGGGACGCTTCCTGTATGTCTATCACCGGCGAGCTAATTCTTGGTTCGTGATCTGAAAGTACTTGTTGAATACCTTCTCTCAGCTGCACACGTGTTAGGACATCATTCGGTTCAAATAATAAACCTCTTAGATTAGCACCTAATGTATGCTGAAAGGGACGCTCGTAGAAGTTAGATCTTAATAGATTCTTTACTGCATTCTTAATCGCTGCATCGTCCTTGAGTATACTGATATCCTTTGTTACCTTATTCAGATGTAGGGATAGATCGAGATCAGCAAACCCTTTCTTTCGGGATACCTGATTAGAGGATCCTCCGCTTCTACTGTTAATGTTTAATGATGCCATGTATCTATTTATATCCTTTACTATGTACTTTTACTCTATTATATGGTATAATTAATCAGGCGTACTGGTCTTATTACCATCGCCCTGCTCTGTATGTGTATGTGTTCCGAGTGTTGCACCACTATCTGTTATAGTATCTGATGCTACGATTGTGCTTGCATTTGTTTGAGCCCCAGTTACAGCCAATGTATTCTGGAGCGTAGTGGCATCGCTCACAGAGAGCGTACCGGTGATGCTCGTATTTCCATCTAATGTTATAACATCGTTCGAAGAATCTATGCTGATGGTGCCATCCCTGTGCATCGTCAGAGTACTCCCGGACATATGTGTTACAATAATCTGTTCAACCGGAAAGGTATCATCTAGCTCTATTGTATGCCCGCTCTCGGTCTGTATTACCTGTTTAGTTGTAGATCGATCCTGCGCCAATAAGGGCATATCTAATCCTACCTGGGTAGGGTATACGCCGGTGAATCCCTTGTTCTTATCAGGCAGTTCTTCCACCTGAGAGGCGATTGAACCCATTATAAGAGGATCCTGAGCACTGGGACCATCTCGAAAGAACCCTACAACCCATGAACCCGGCAATAAGCGATGATTAATTCCTATACCCTGTACACCCGCTGAGGTTGTTGGACCCATGACTGTGGCCCATGGTAGATCATCTGTCTTTATAATCTTCTTATCATCTGTATGGTAACCAAAGCATCGAACCTTTACTCGCCCTAGGTTGGTATCATCTAAGATATCTTCTACCACACCGGTAAACCAAACGAATTGGCCTCCGATAAACTGATCTTCTTCTCTATTCATATTCTTATTTACCTCGGTCCATTTTAGTGCACGGTATTCGTCGATCAGCTTTAGCCTTAGTTTTCCTTACCCTCGGTTCTGCTATTCTATGTACAAAATCATTCGGTTTTTTTTCTAAACTCGAATATGGTACAAAACAATCAAGAGAATTCCAGAAAAAATCCCCTCCTCTCTGGATATATTCGTATAATTTAGAAAAATATCTCATTATATTACCTTCCCATCTATATCCGTATCACTACTATCTTTCTGTATTGTTAAAATCATGTTATACTGTGTTCCAAACTGATGTAATATGTTGGTAACCATATATTTACCACCCATTAACTTATCTTTTAATCCTGTTGCATCTGTTCCTAATGATTTGGGTATAATGATACGTATAATTTTACCTACCGATATCTCATAATCTCCCGCTACTGTGATTTCTTGTGTCATTGTTTCTAAATTTTCTTTCTGTGCTTCGCTATTCAATAATGTAGGTGCTGCGGGTGCGTGGTAGTTACTTAGGTTATACGCGTTTTCATTCAACGAGAGGAAATGATGATACGAATCCTTACTCTGATTATACTTTATTCCATCTATTTCTGCTTCTTTACTGAACGGAATGTTCTTATTTAATTTTTTTGGTTTATTTACATCATAATCATATATCAGTTTAGAATATTTTTTTGTACTGAGATCGAGAGTATGCATGGTCGAAGCATATGCACCAGCGGATACTGATACCAACTTCGATAGATTTAGATTTGAACGTAGTTTTGTGATTCTTTCTTGTATTTCTTTATAATATTCTTCTGTTCCTTCTGTTTCACTGAATCCGGTTTTCTGATTATAATCACGATACACATCTTCATTCATTAAATTCTCGTAACTATTAAAATTTATTCCATCCTTCGCTGTTTCATAGAAATAATACTGTGTTTTATTATCAAAACTGTTACGTAATAACCAAGAAATAGCGTTCAATGGTCTTATATTCGGAAAAATACCCTGTACAATATCTTTTGTTTCTGTATTTATTTTCTTTAAACGATGGGTTCCTCTCGGAAATGATTTTAATTTTAAATCTTTCTCACATATATCCGATACAATACTACCAATTGAACCTTTAAACGGTCTTGATAGCTTTTTAATTGAGTTAATGTACATATGTTCGGAAAAACATTCGATCTGATATCTTGTCATACCAGGTTTTACACGTTCGAAATTATTTATTTCTACAATAAACACTTCAAAGATAAATCTTTTTTTCTTTTTATTATTTTTTTTCAGTTCGGTGTGTTTAATTCTTAATCGTATTCTTTCATTACCTGTTAGTAACGTGTTTTCTAAGAAATTAATTGAATCTTCGATACGTAATGATACTTTCATTGAAGATTTATATAAACTTTCTTCAATCTGTATACCCGTTATGAGATCATTTATAATAAATTTCTTACCAGAATTGGTATGAAGAGAACATTCTTGTAATTGATACGAAGAAGGTAATACGGATGCTGATCCGTCTCCTGCTATAGCTGAATTAAATTCACTCATTGATTAACTCTTCGAAATCTTCAGCAAATTGTTCAATATATTTAGGTGCAATCACACGTATTCTTGATCTTTCGGAGTTTAATTCTTCCATATATGCTTGATTTGATACATAAGATGTTGATGACATAGGTGTTAAACCTTCTGCTAATTGTCCATCAGATGTGGTGAACGCTTCACTTAATGTAATTGGTCTTTGTTGCTCATCACCTGTTTTATAATAATGATGAGGAGCTTCACGATATGGCCATACACGGTTGGTTGCAACCGAATGACCTGTTCTTTGACCATCTATATTTTCTGTTACGTTATCACCATCTCCAAGAAATGCAATTGTATTATCATTTGCATTCAATGCAGTGTTTTGTTTAACGATTATTTGATTTAAATCTAAATCTCTCTTCACAACAGTTGCTCTAGCACCTGATTGTGATCCTAATACTTGTTCATTTAATTCAAATTGATTTACAATTGAATTTTGAAATGATCTTAATCCTAAATCGGTATTAAATGATGTTCTTGGAAACGTAGAAATAGCATATCCACTGAATTCAATATTTAAATATTCGTGTAAATCTTCTTGTGACATCGGCCATACTGACATTCCATCATGTAAATGATCGTTAATAATAAAAAATGTCCAGTAATAATCTGATGTGCCATATAAACGATAAGACATTCTATCTGGTCTTTCACCATTTCGGATTTGAACGTTATTATATGTTGCAGCATTATCCATAGAAGAACCTTCTACTCTTACTGAACGATATATGTCGACAACATTTTGTAGTACTCCATCCATATTGAAATCATATGATTGTGTGGGGAATTGTTTAAAAAATGCCATTAGTCATCTCCGTTAGTAGCATCATCTAAGCCTTGAGTTGCGGCTTTTCCATCTGCATCTGATTTAGTATATTGATAATGATAATCTAAAGAATTATTTCCTGGTGTATATAAATCATCTTGTGTAAGAACTTTTGCTTCAGTAAATGATACTTGTATTGATTGTTCTACAGGAGCTCCATCATTATGGAACATATTTCCGCTCTCGTTAAATGTGGTTGATAGAGAAGTACAATAACAATCTTGAATAAACGGTAAAAATTTGTTTCTTTCTTCACCCTTTAGGAATATAATTCTAAATTTAGGTGGATATTTTACTGTTAATTGACCCGCTTTTGCTGCATACATGTTTTTTCTGAACCAATTTTCTATTTTTTTTGCTTCTTTTGCTTCATCAGCTGATTCAGAAATTAATTGAAAATCAAATTGAAACGTTCTAACTGCCATATTATCAAATGCCATATTTGTAAATGGATTTGCTGCTAACCCTGAAGCCATCATTTTTTCCGTAGCTGCAGCTTCAGCTGTACCACCAAATTTCTTTGCAAAATTTAACATTCCAACCATTGCATCTTCATCTGTAAGTGATGCATTACCTGAAGCTTCATCTTTTAAAGATCTTATTGCTTTATTTGTTCCTAAATCTACACCACTATATGATGCACCATCTGAAACTGCTAAACCTTTAGGCATATACATAAAGCACATTTCACCTGCATCAGGATTATTTAAGTGAATTGTTTTAAATGCTACGTAATTTGCACCTTTTTCAATCTCATTTGAGAGATCGAATGGAAAATTTAATCTTGCTGCCATTGTTTATTCCTATTGATTTAAGAAATTCAATCTCGAAATACGAGATGAATTCGGTGCTAATGTGTTAAATGTTGTCATTTTTGTTGAGTTTCCACCCATTGCCATATTGATTGCACCTTTTGCTTTATTTTCAATATCTGGTCTACCTGCTGCAGTAGCTTGTGCTTTTGCATTTGCAGCTGATGAATCTAACATTCCTTGACCATCCGCTGTTTTCTTTCCTTCTATACCCACAACCTTCTCAGATGCGATATTATTTACTAATTTTTCTCGTTCGATCTTTTTAAAGCCCATCATCGATCTAAATTTATCAACTTCTTCTTGTTTTTTCAGCTCATCATCTGATGGACCTTGAACCTCTATATCCACCGTTAGATCTGCACCTTCTTCCATTGCTTTTTGTTCAGCTTCTGCTTCTAATTTTTTCTGTTCTTCGGCAGCTTTTTCTTCATCTTTTTTGATCTTCTTAAGTCGAGCTTCTGTTTTAGCAGTTTCGGCATTATTGGTTTTCATTTCCTCCATTTGAGGCATTTCTATTTCAAAACCAAACCATTTTGCAACCTTTTCGATGAATCCCATTATCACATTTGCAATTTTAATAAACACATTTCCAACATGTGCAAATCCATCTTTTACATATCCCCAAGCTATGAAAATTAGATCCATAACAGAACCAACTCCCATTGCATCTCTTAATTTAGTAAGACCGAATGCTATTAATCCTACAGCTGCAACAATTGCTAAACCAATTAAAATTGCTGGGCCTAATGCAATACCTGTAATACCTAATGTCGATAATATACCAACCATTCCTGAATTTACAGCAGCACCTGCAGCCATAATTCCAGCTCTCATAGCTTTAAAACCTTTATTTAGAATTAGCATTGCATTTTTAAATTTCATGAATCCGGATCTTATTGTTCCTACAGTACGTAATATAGTAGGTAAGAACCATAATGCGAGAGCTCCAACCGCAAGAGCTATCTTTCCTGCGTTATCAGCAATCATTTGGAATTTTGTTTCCATATCACCAGCTATAAAATCACTTATACCCTGAATAATATTTCTAATAATTTCTAAACCACTTTTAATTCCTTCCATTAATGTTTCTGGATCTGTAAACATTAACGCTAAAGCACCAAGAACAGCTACAATACCACCACCTTTTAGTAGATTATTTCTTAAACCCTCGATGTTATCAGCAGCTCTATTTGAAGCTTGTTCTATTCTTCCCCATACACCTGCCATTTTATCAGCTTCAGCTTGTTTTTCTCTACGTTCTTCTTCATCATTTGCAGCAAGTTTTAATTCATCCAACTGTAGTTGAGCAGTACGTTTTTCATCTTCAGTACCAGTTTCGGTAACTACTAGTAAATCGTTAAAGTTTTTCAGCATTAAAGCTGAATTTTCATCTGCATCTACATTAGTAAATGCATTCATATCACGAAGTTTAGCAGCTAAATCTTGATTATTTTTATTATCTACAGCTCCAGCTTTTCCTGCTTGCATTTGATCTGCAAGAAATCTAATACTTCCTTCTTTATTTCGAGCTTCTTCTAGATCTAAACGTCTATTTAAACGTGCATCTTGGCTTTTTTGTCGATCTTCAAAAGATCTATTAGTTCTAGCACGATCATCTTTATCTGTTTGTTTTCTCTTATCTAATTCTGCTTTACCTTCTGCAGCTTTTGTATCTCTATCTGTTTTATCATCCTCAACTTTTTTCTGACGAGCTGCAGCAATATCTTTTTTCTTTTGATCAGCTGCCTTTTTATCATCTTTTTTCTTTTGATCAGCTGCTTTTTTATCAGCTGCAGTTTTTGCTTTAAGCTCTGCATCTTTAATTTTTTGTGCTTTTTTCTCTTCTTTTAACGCATTGGCACGACCTTGCAAGTCTTTTTTAGCTTGTTCTGATGCAGCTTTACGTTCTGCTCTTTCCGCTTCAATAATTTGTTTTTTTGTAAGATCGGCCATTGCTTATTTCCTAGTTAGGGTTAGTATCACCATGCTCTTTCGCAGCACTTGATGTATATAAACCAAACCATGCAGCACCAGCACCTACAAGTACTGATATCAGACCTGATTGTTCTAATGAAGGTTCAGCTAAGTCCATAAACCAAAAAGTTGCATAATATAATAGGTACATGTATATTCCCAAGAACGCTCTTGGTATAATTCTCCATGCATCAAATGTTTTTGCTAAATAAACCCATTTTTGCCAAGGATTCTTTCTATCCTCTTGTGTTAATTCAAATATTTCTTGTTTCAAGTCACCGATTTCAGAAACCATACTCATAAACTTTTTAAGGTCTATTTCTACTTCGTTTCTTGACATATCACCTTGAAATTTATCTTGATCAGCCATTTTTAATTCCTCGTTTTACGGTTTTGTTTTTCAATCCGTTCGTTTTCTTCTTTAATCCACTGTTGGAGCAATGATACATATATCTCACGTTCCCACGGCAGCATGCTATTGAGCTCTGTCAAACTATAACCATGATGCTGCATCATCGCGAAGTTAGTCTTATAATGATTAACTAGGCTGTCGTGAGAGAGGCTTATGTAAAAAAACTTGCTAGGCCTTTTAGCTCTACTTCTCTCGGTTTATTACATAAACTACACGTAATAGTTTCTGTATGCACCATCGTTGGAAGGTCATTCAAGAACTCCGTTAATTTGGCATATTGTGAAGAATTTAAACTTTCTAGAAAATAAATCAATTCATCATGTGGAGTATCTTTTGCTAAATGCATTTCTTCTCCATCATAAATTGCAATGATTAATCTTGCAAACATTTCAGATGCACCTTCAATAGTAGCTAATTTTTCTTCATCGATAGATTCGAGATCTACAATGTTGGGAAATCTAGCTTCTATTTTAACCTGATCTGTTATTTCTATCATATTATTATGATGCATAACAGGTGGTTTTATATCATCCACTTTTATTTCACAAGGTATACTTCCTTTACATTTTTCATTCTCACATTTTATATCTAATTCTATTATTTCTCCAACTGATTTTGCTCTCATTTGTAAAAATAAATATTCGATGTCAAACATTGCCAATGTAGTAACATCAATTTCATCAAAAACACATATTCCTATGATTTCTGATACTGCTTTGAGCACTTGTTTTTGGTCCTGAGACTCAAGTGCCATCATTAAGATCTTTTCCTCTTTTACAAGGTAAGGTCTATATTCTACTTCTTGTCCAGTTGACGGAATTGTCAAACTAAAACGAGAAGAATTCAGTTGCGGTAACGCCATAATATCTTTCTCCGTTATTATATATTATCAAGTAAATCAGCTGTATTTTGTATTTGATCCAATACACTATTTCCTGCTGATTTTAATGATTCCACTAAATCTTCTTCAACATATTTATCATATGCAAAGTTGATTGTTAGATCTTGGTCTCCTGAAGTTTCAATACTTGAGAAACCGATTTCTCCAATACTTACTGGATAAGCATTTATTAGCTTACATCCATAGATTGGAATTCCTTTTTGATTGACTTGTTGTATAACAATGTCAGTACAATAATCTGATTTATACCCTACTTTATACGTACCATCATCTATAACAGTTGCTAACCAATTGTCAAATAATGTTCGTATGTAGTAATCGTTCGTAAGTAAAAATGTCATTGACACATCACTGTCGATATAATCGTAAGGTATTTTCATTGATTGTTTTCCAACTGTTTTGTCTGTAGTTGAAATTGAACGTCCTGGTAGAGATACTGTTTTACATAATAGTGTTATATCTCTTGGATCGTTGATTAAATTACTTAATCCACCACCCGAGGCTAAAGTTCCGAGTAATACTCCAGGATCTTTATTGACTAATGAAGCTTTTGGTGGTGTAAAAAACACTTGAAAACGATTATTATTGGCTATACCACCCTTTTTACCGATTACTGATTTTAAATTTTCTATATCTAACATTTATGCCTCAGCGTATATTTTTCTAGAATATCTCCAAACACTATCTTTGGAAACTTTCTCGAATTGTTCTGTTGGTAAGAATATTGCGATTTCCCAATCGGGCATCGGAACTCTTACAAATTGTGATTTAACATGTGAATTTAAATAATGTTTATAACATGGTTTAAATTCTTTAAATTTCTTTACTCCATTTAACAAATTAAATCTTAATTTAGCCAATCTTGTATCATTTCCCACCTTACTTGGTGCTAATGCAAGCAACTCATCTAAAAACCTTGCGCGTACGATCGGTGATAGATAATGTAAATTCAATCCATAAAATCCGCCAGGTGCAGGTTGTACTGCAATCGTAAGAGGAAATCTATCATAATATGGTAACGTTGCTTTATGTTTTGGATCATAGAAATACATGTACATATTTCCTGCAACATATTTAGATGCAGGATCCAAAGCTTCATCCTTCATAACCGTACGTGGTTGTATCGCTCCGAGCTTTTTAACCTCTTTCTTAAACCATTTTTTAGCATCATCGGTTCTCAGTGCTACACTGTTTCTCGATGCTCCTGCTTGTAATGTATCAAATAAACTAGCCATAGATCTATTTATATCAACTCTTCAGTAGTTTGATACCTAAATTCTTTAAAGTTTCTTCTGTCCATATCTGAAATTTCCATCCTTTTTTGTTCGCAAATTTATCTGCAGCTTTCCATTTATTAGTATTAACTACATACGTAGAGATCTCTTTTATGTATTTCTTTGTTTTTCTATTAGGAACCTTAGGTTTTATTGTTTGTTTCTTTGGTTTTATCTCAACCAAATATACTTCTTCGTTTTCCATAACAATTAATAGGTCTACAAAATATCGATGTAATCTTTTATCTACATCCGATACGTATGGAATTACGATTTCTTCTGAATTCCAACCTTTTACTTTAGGATTATTTTCACACCATTTAAAACATTGTCTTTCCCACAAGGATCTATACACCACAGCTTTAGCATCTCCGATATACTTATCTTTGTTTTTTATTTTATACTTACCTTTATAGCTCATAAATTTTACCTCTGATTCTATTTATAAGCAAAAAAAAGGACTCTTTCGAGTCCTTCTAAAAATCTCCCTCTGACGAGGCCTTGTTTTTAAGCTAGAATTATGATTCTTTTGCAAGTTTTGCGAAATAACTAAGCGTATCATCATCGCTACCACCATCATCCGATGGGATATCTGCA